CTTATTGGCAGGCGTGCGCTCCTTCTTGCCGACAGGCTCAAGCCCGAGACGCTTCGCTTCCTCATCGGAAAGCTGCATCTCGAGATCAACCCCGCCGCGATTCACAAGGTAGGTCTGCATCACGCCGCAGCACCTGCCCCGCCAGCGAGCGAAACCTTCACGAACGCCGAAGGCTGACGCACGGCAAGCGTGAGGCGCTCTTCAGCAAGAACCGTGAAGCGGTTGTGCGTGAAGTCCTCACCATCAATGTTCGACGCCTCGACACGGATGCCGCCCTTGCGGTAGACAGTCGCAGCCTGCTTACCGGCACCGACAAGTGCGGTGCCTTCAGGAATCGCGGTCGTGACGATCGGAGTCTGGCCCCAGACCGGCGGCTGAAGCGTCACGCCGCCATTGCCGTACTGACCGAGGAACGGACCGCCAGCGAGGTACTGACCGTTACCATCCTTCGCGAGGCGCAGCTTCTGATAATCGAGCGGGTGCATGACCACGCCATCAGCAGAAAGACCGGTCGCGAGCTGGACCTTCGTGAGCGCGCGGTAAAGCGCGTCGAGGTTGTCCGCCTCGCTCGCAGCCTTCTCGACCTGCACGCCGGAGCGACCAAGAATGCCCGCAATCGAGCCGCCGCCGGCACCATTGAGAAGCTCCGCCTCTTCCATCATGACGAGCTGGTAAAGGAGGCGGTTGTTGATCTCCGACACGAGGAACGGCGTATCTTCCGCCATCTCGTCGGAAATCTTGATCCAACCCGCGATCTTCTTCAGCGACTCAGTAACCGGAGTGTAAGGCGGGAACGTGAGGCCCGGCTTCTTCGCATTCTCAGCGACATACTCGAACTTGCCGTGAGTCGAAGCGTCATAAGCCTGCTCGACGAAGTAGGTAATCGCGGTCGCGGTCAGCTGACCGGAACCGAGCCACGACGCAATCGTCGGGCGCTCAACGTTGAGGCTGACAATGTTCTTGTCGATCTCGGGCTGGAGGACACCCGCGCCGGTCGTGGTGACCGTGTGAGTGTCACCAGCGGCCTTCACGCGCGGGTACTCAGCGGCATCACCGGCAACCTTGCGGCGGCCCTTGATGTGAGCGAGCGTATCGCTGAGGGACTTCGTCGCGTAGTCGCCGAACGAGCTACCGAAATCAATACCGGCGCTCTTCTGCTCGACCGACTCGGGCGCACCGAGCGACGCGAGAAGATCCTTCGCAGTCTTAGCAGCCTTGATCCGCTCATTCAGCTCGCGGACCTCGGCGGCCTTAGCCTGAACCTCGGCGGCCTCTTCCTTGGTGAAGTCGCGAGATTCCTCATCGGCCTTTGCCTGAATAGTGTTGACGGCGGCGAGAATCTCGTCGCGCTTTTCCATGAGTGTGGGCATGGGATAGTTCCCCTTCCTGAGGGAGTCGATGTTGATGGAAGCAATAAGGGACCGGAGATCCGGCCCCTTTTCCCCGACGCCCTCGGCGCTCGGGGTATCCGGCTCGCCGCCGGAGTCAAGTGCCCCGCCATCCTTAGGCGGGGGAGTGTCGACCTTCTCTTCGCCGCCCTCGATGCCGTCGAGGTCAGCGAGAACCTCATCCACGAGGCGATTCACCTCGCGAAGTTTCTCTTCATTCTTTGCGGAAATCGCGCGACCGGCCTTGAACTGGCTGAGACGCGTTTTTACGTCAAGAAGTTCAGTTTCTTGATTCGCGCCAACCTGAACAACCGACACCTCGTGAAGTTTCAGGCGGCGGAGCTCAAGGAACTCGCCTTTTTCTTCGTCGTGTGCGAAGGCGTAGTCCTCGATGTCGTACGCGAACGACATCTGGTTCACGCGACCGGCTTTGATGAGCCGGTACACCTGAGCGCCCTTCACGGTGTCGAGGTCGAGTTGAACTTTCACGAAAAGACCGTGGTCATCCTCGCGAGCCTCGACCGTTTCACCGATACACATTTCCGGGTCGCTCATCTGATGAGACCAGTAGCAAGCAATCCCCGCGCCGTTCTCGCGATACGTGCTAAGCGACTCCTCGAAAGCGCCCTTCACGATCACGTCGCCGTAAGAATCCTTGTTGCCAAAAACGGCGGCATAACCGGTGAATTGCCCCTCGGTGAGGCCGTCACCCGCCGCCTTGATCGGCACCGTCAAGTGCTTTGTGCGCGCCACGTTCTCGGTGGTCATGCATCCTCCTTCGGGGGTCTACCGTCCCCGCCGTCTTGCGGTGACGCCTGCCCGCCCTCAATCACATTGAGAGGGGTAATAAGCTCATTGCCGCCATCAACCGGCGGCATATCCTGCAAGGCTCGCGCCTCATTGCGAGTCATCCACGGCGAACCGACCGACGTCGAAAGCACCGAAGCCTGCTCCTCGAACGAACCGCGAAGCATCGACTCGACATTCAACTTCACGAACTGCGAAGGCGGAGCGCCGAGCTTCGGGAGAACGAACGCCGTCAAACGATCCTCAATCGACCGAATATCCGGCCCGAGCGAGGTGCGATACAGCGCGCGATTGAACTCGCGCATATTCGAATAGTTCGCAGCGTCCAAAACTCCGACCATCGTCGGATTGATTTGGTACACCTGTGCGACCGTCTCAAGCGAGAGCTTCACCGACTCGGCCCACTGCTCGTCCGCCGAAGAGAACGAGACGCGTTTCAAGTCCATGCCGTCCTCGAGGATCGGCATACCACCCGCGCGCTCCCCATGGTCCCCAGTGAACGCGTGAAGCATCTCCGTGAACCTGCGCCGGTCAGTGTTATTCCACGACGGCGCATCCTTCGGGCGCGTCACGTACGAGCCGACGCGGCCGTTCCGACGCCACAACTGCAACCGGTGCCTACGGCTCGAATACTGCTCCTCAAGCACCATGCGAAGCGTCTCAACGGGAGACTGTGCCGTGAGTGACGCCATCGGCGTCCACCCGCGAAACTCCACCACCTGCGCCTCAGGCAAATCAAGATAAGCGTCCGAGCCGGTCGGCTGAATCCGGTAAACGCGCGGCCCAAAATGCGCCTCAGCTCGCGGTGTCACCCACGACGGCGGGAACGGGTGAATCTCTTTCCCATCCTCGCCATCCATCACAACCCAATAGGCGCGGTCGTAGAGGCTCTTCGTCGCCGCGAGATCGTAGAGAAGCTCGTACCCGGTCATGTAACTGTTAGGCCGCTTCAAAACCCGCGCCACATCGCCGTCGCGAACCCGTGAGCGCGCTGCTCCATCCGCCTCAAACAGCTGCATACCGAGCTGCGCGATATTCCGCGCTCGAAAATCAATCACGGTGCGAAGGTGCGGCTGAGTAGCCCACAGGTCTTCAATGCTCATGTGCGCCGGGTCTAAGGCGCGGCGTGTGTCATGCTGAAAATACGTAACCTCGCGGCCCATGAAATCCGTCGTGAACGACGTCGGATACCACAAGGCTTGAGCGGCGGCGGCAAATCGCCCGAAAATCTCACCAACGAAACTCACGCCCACCACCGCCAATCTTCTTCACTTTCAGCGCCATCGCGCTCATTACTGTTTTCGCTATCGGCGGCACTCTCGTACCACTCGCCGTAATCGTCCCCGTATGCCGTGACGCGCTGCTCTTCCGCATCAAGGTTCATGAGGCCCCACCGCGCGAGCATCACAGCCGCGAGCGGTGAAGCATCGACCGGCGATTCACCACGATCTAAAAGCGTGACCTCGCCCGCGCGGCGACGCACCGTGTCACGCATAGCCAGCAAAAGAGCATCCTGCGGCCTGAAACGAACCGTGCCCTCCGCGAGCGCGTCGTCCAACTGCGAGAGGGCGTTCGTGAGCTCGCTACCCTCGCAGCGCTGCACATTCACGCCATCTTGGCGAAGCCACGTAATAAGGCTCGACGCCGGTGCGCCGCGCCCCTGAATAACGACCGGGCCGGGCGTCGCGAGATTATTCAAAAAGTCCCGAATCCAATGCGTGCCCGCGCGCTTTGCAATCACCTCAAGGTGAACGCGCTCGTCGTCACGCCAACCCGCGACACCAACCCAACCGGTTTTCCTATCGGCTGAAACGTCGACCGCGTACACGAGCTCGCTATCGTCGGTGATGCTAGATGCTTTATCCGTGCAAGCTTCAACCTGCTCAGGCGGGAACGTCGGTTCAGCTGAAACAGTCACGAACTGGCACATCACTTCAGTGCGGAACTTGTGTTCCGGGATGCCGTCCTCGTCGTTCGTGCCCACTTTTGCAGCCTTTGCGAGAAGCGCCTCGGACGTCACGAGAATGCGGCCATTAGCCTCGCGATTCATCGCGGGATTAGCCTGAGCAAGCGCTTCGACATCATCGATCGGGGCACCCTCTGGTGCTGACCACTCGAAAATGCCGAGCGACGTATCCCCGCCCCAGCCTTCGGCTGAACCGTGCTCACTAATCCAGCCCCGAAGAGAATCAGCCGCCGCAATAGCCTTCGACCGCATCCCCTTCAACACGACCGACTTCGCCTCGCCCGCGTTCGACACGCCCCAAACCTGAGACGAAAAAATCGAGTTCGTTGTGTTCTCCGCCGCCGTCCACGCATCCCAATCGCGTTGCTGACGGAGCTCATCGAAAAACAGATCGGTCACCGACTCGGAACGGCCCGCGTCATCGTTCGCCGCCTGCGTCAACCACTTCGAGCCATTCGCGAGACGCACAAACTTATTGCCGTTCGTGTTCGACCGCTGTGCAATCAACGGGCGCGTATGCTCGCACGCCCTGAGAACACCAATGCCCTTCTCGAGGATCTCCTCCGCCGGTTGCAGCTTGTGAGCGAGCCCCAAAATCACAGGCCCCTCACCTGGGCGCTGTCCTGGTCCCTCCCACATCAACATGCGCCACAACGCACGCGCCGTAAGCGTGTAAGTCTTGCCGTTTTGCCGCGCCATGAGCACGAGCACGTTCGAGAAGCGCAACTTCGGAAACTCATCCCGCGTCGTACTACCGGGCGCAAGCTCAAGCGACCGGATGAACAGCTCTTCCTGATGCGGCATGAGCTCCATGCCAAACACCGAGCGCCACATCTCGACCGCTTCAAAACCAAGCGACGTTTCCGGCGTCAACTCCCGAAGCTCAGGCGTGAAAACGCGCGGCAACCTAGAACCGAGAATCACCAACGACCCCCAATCCCAGAAAAACTACTTCGATGCCCTCTTCGCCGCCGTAGCCTCAGCACGCGCACGCCGCTTCTTCAACTCATCGAACGGATTAGCGGCCTCAGGAGAATCAGACGTCAACGCCTTACGCTCCTGAGGCGCGCCGCCGAGCGCCCGCAAAGTGTTCAACATGTGCGGCCCCAAATACAGCACCTTGTTCAAATCGGTAGATTCAATCTCACCCTCATCGAACGCCCGCAAAGCCTCATCAATCCGACCCGCATACGTGCGAGCCAGCTCAACCGAAGCCAAATCGGAATCTTCCAGCCAATCCATTGCCTTCACGGATGCATCCACGGCTGCAACTAGCCCACGAGGCTTTTTCTGAGCCATAGACACCTCCTAAAACAATTGAAAAGACAAATAGAAACGCGTGATGGGGTAACGGGCCATCGGGGGGAGAG